AATTGAATTATTACCTTGAGTGTCTGAACCTGCATTACTTCCAATAGCTACTGCATCTGTACCTTGACTTACTAATCCTGCATTTTTACCAAATGCGGTACTATTTGCATTAATATTAAAGGCACTTGGAGCACCTCCAATTATTTTAGGTACAAATTCAATTACCTGATCTACAATATCCCAATTAATTGCTAAAGTAGGATCTCCTGATAAAAAGACTCTACTTTCACTGAATCCCAATGAAGTATTATATTGAACTACTATATCATTAGTTAAAGGTGTATCAGGTATAAGAGCAACTGCAACTGCGGTTGTCCAAGAAGATTGATTGCCTGAATAAAAACTTCTACTGCCCCTAATTCCTTGATCCCCTGGAGCACCTTTAGAACCTGTTAAACCTGTAGAACCTGTTAAACCTGTATTTCCAGGAGGGCCTTGATCACCTGCTATACCCTGATCACCCTGAGGGCCTTTAGCCCCTACAACACCTTGTTCCCCTTGTATACCTCTTTGACCGGGGATTCCCTGATCTCCTTGAATTCCTTTTATACCGGGAGCACCTTGTAAACCATCTGGCCCTTGAGGGCCTACGTCACCTGTAGCACCTTGAGGCCCAACAGTTCCTGTTGCTCCAATAGGCCCTTGATCTCCAATAGGCCCTTGTGGGCCAGTATTTCCAGTAGCCCCCTGTGGGCCTATTGCTCCAGTAGGGCCTGTAGCACCTGTAGGGCCTTGAATTCCTTGAATTCCTTGATCTCCTGCAAGTCCTTGAACACCATCAATTCCTTGGATTCCTTGAGGGCCTTGAGGCCCTACACCAAAAGGTATTGCTGTTGACCAGTCTCCAGAAGTAGCAGAAAGCTTAACAAAGAGTGAACCTGTACCAATAGAATTAACATGATCCGTAGATAAATAAGCATAACCTAATGCTTCTGCATCGTGTGCTGCTCGACCTGCTTCAAGTCCTACTGCATCTACTGTAAAACTTGTACCGTTATCTCCTTTTAAACCTTGCATTCCTTGAGCACCTGTTAAACCTGTTGCTCCTTGTGGGCCAGTTAATCCTATAGGGCCTTCTAGTCCTGTATCTCCTTGATTACCTTGTATACCTTGAGGGCCTGTTGCCCCTGTTGCCCCTGTAGCTCCAATTAAACCCTGATCACCTTTGGGGCCTACAACCCCTTGTATTCCTTGGGGGCCGGTACTACCTGTCGCACCTGTTACACCAATATCCCCTTTAGGGCCTACTACACCTTGTGGCCCTTCAATACCTTGTGGCCCTTCTATTCCTTCTATGCCCTGTATCCCTTGAACCCCTGCATTACCTTGGATTCCTTCTGCCCCTGTTGGGCCTTGTAATCCTGCAATTCCTTGAGGGCCTTCTGCACCTGCAGGAACATAAATAGTTAAAAGACCTGTACTACGATTATAAGTAGAATAACCTGCTTCACCTGAAGGGATTCCTACTGTTGTGATATTCGCATTAGTAATAGCTAATTGAGCTGCTAAAACTTCCTGAGTAATAGCTTCTATATTAACTGCTGCTTCAAAATCCCCTTTAGCAATACTCTCTGAAATAACTTTAATTTCTTCTAAATACTGCCCTACATCTTTAATAATATCGTAGGATGTACCAATATATTTATCTACAGCAGCCTTGCTTGTAGACATGCTATTTCGTATAAAACTCATACCCAACCACCAGTATCTAATTTTTCATTAAAGGATGTTTCTGTAATAGATAATCCTAAATTCTTTACAATATTTACTTCTTCTTTATATTTATTAAAGTACATTCCTGCATCACTTGTTGTCCCTGATCCAATAGAACTATGTATCTTATTCAGTACAAAAGCTATTAAGCAACTCATTAACTGGTAGGGTATAGGAACCCAAGTAGATTCAGGATCAATGTTTGATGTAATAAGTAATTCAGGAGAGGCTCTATAAACAATAGCTAAAGCATTTTCATCTTGTGAGAAAGGAACTTGTATTTGATTATAACTAGGTAAGAATACAGAATATTCTTCTTTACTTTCATTAATAGGGTATTCATCTCCTACTTCATTAAATACATTATCTACTAATAAAATATCATTCTTAAAAGGTGCAGTTTCTGTATCTATTATATATTTATAAGGTTCAGTTGAACTGCTATTAGATAAAGCATAATCAGAATGTAAAGTATATAAAGCAATATGCTCATATAACTGTAAAGAAAGTTGTGAAGTTTTTAGAGGAAAAACTGTATAAAGTTCAATTAAAGCAGCATTAATATTTGTAACTAATCTTGGATAATCTGCAGGTAAAATTCCTCCACTAGGTAATCCACCTATACTTAATTGAGCTAACTCACCATAGGTAAGTTGTTCAAAAACTTCTGAGAGAAACATAAAGTAAACCCATAAATAAATATAAAAAGTAATTAAAGTATATATTTAAACTATATACGAGTCGAGTTTATCAGGTGTCCTCGTTTCTTCATCTTCCCATAAATCATTCTCACTGTCACTAGGGTCAGGAGAAATAGGGCTAGGCTTCCAAGCATTAAGTTCAAGAAGCATACTAATCGTATCTAAGAAATCATCATGTTTGGATTTAAATTCTTCTACAGTAACTAAGCTTAACTCCTCTACAGCCTCTACCATACAAGGGCCATCTCTCATTTCTTCAGGGAACCATACCTTATGTAATTTGAACTGAGGTAAAAATAAATTAAACCTTTCTTCTTTTTTATTAATAGGACGTATTCCGGGTTCATTACTATTATTAGAACTTGCTAAATTAAAATAAATATTCCTACGTAACATTTCAGATCTGATCCAAGTAATAAAGGCTAATTGCTGCCCTGATACTTCTATACCTACACTCTGTGGCCCATACATTTGACACAATCTAAAAAGATCATCTATGGTTTTATCCATTAATTGTTTCTTACAAATACCATCTACCCAAAGCCAATCTCCATTAGCATTATAGGCCCAGACACTAATTACATTAAAATCATTTCCTGCTTTNTTACCTACTGCAAAATCCGAAGTAATAAAGAAATTAAATAACCCTCTATTATTTAAAACCAATTCTCTCTTATACCAAACAATATCTGAATCGAATACAGAACGCTGTTCATCACTCATAATTCTCAACATTAATTCTTGCCTAAAAGTATCAATCTTTCCTGCTTTAAATGCCTTATCATACTGCTGTTTTACATATTCATAAGTAAAACGATCTTCCCAAGCTCCCCTAAAATCTTCTTTTGCACAAGGAAACTTTTCACATACAGGATATACACTTACATCCCATGCACCTGATTCCACTGCTTTATACAAAGGATCTTTTGCATTAAACGGAGTACCACTCCAAATAGTTTTTCGTTTAGAAGGGTGCAAAGCATAATCAATCGCTTTATAAACTGTATCTTCAATCTTCGCTATAATCGTAGGAGACTGCGCATCTTCATCACTTACTAAATCATCCAATAAAGCAAAGTTAGGTCTACGTGCTAATTCCTTGGTTCCCCTTACACCTGTTTTAGCACCATATCCTTTTACAATTAATACTTTATCCTGTTTATTTTTAAACTCCCAACGAATATCTGTAAATCTGGTATACGGTACATATTCCATTAAAAAAGGAGAATTTTCCCACCTATATTCCAAATTCTTCCTCATATTCTTAACGCCATTCTCAATACTATCTGAGACATAAATAGCTAAACTTACTTTATCAAATCCAGGAATTTCTCCATAAACTGCTAAATATAAAAATAAATATTCTCCAAACAATGTTGTCTTAGCAGACCCCCTGAAAAGCATATTACATAAATCAGGTGTACTCCCTGCTATTTTATCCAACATCTTATAATGCAATACAGGTGTTAAGTTTTCTTCCCCTTCTGTTCCATTTACTAACTTAATAAAATTAACAAACTCTAAAGCAAATTCACTTGGGACATATCCTTTATCACTTCCATAATCAATATCATTTAACCATTTATCTACTGTCTTCTTTACCAATTCTCCCATCTACAAAACCTCTCCTTCAATTAATAATTTAGAATGCGCTACCTCTTTCACTTCCATCGCACCACTCTCTATCATTAATTTCTGCTGTTTCACTAGCTCTAAAGTACTTGCCCTCAAATCCTCAATACTCTTATCCTGCTTCACATTAACATCTAATTCTAATTTAGTTGTCTCAGGCATCTTCAAATGTGTCAACAGACTATTCGCTGCATCACATCTTACTTTATCACTTCCACTACTCACCATTAAATCTGCCTGCACATTCAAAGCCTTCTGATACAAATCTGCATTAATAATATGAGTAGGAACCAAGGTCTGTTCCAATACTGCACAAACCAATTTAGTTTTATTATACGCAGCACAGAAGCTGCTAATCATTTTATTACTTGCCCCTCCATCTACCAACCTTTGAAACCTATCAGGAAAAGTCTTGGTATAAGCTTCTATATTTGTAGAACCTAATAATTTATAACTCACATACCTAACTGCATCAATATAACTTTGGATCTTATACTTACCATCTGCCATTACATTGGTATAACTTAATAAATTATCTCTAAAATTCTCTCTTAGATGCTGATCATTTAATAAATCATTTACCCTATCTACCATCTCTACCGTAACATTTTTCTTACAGTTCTTAGGCAATACCCTTACAAATTGATCCATAGTCAATAAATCAGGGGCTACATTTACAGCCACATTACTCATTTTTTATTCCTTAGAAATTACTATTAATATAATAAAATAGCATTAAGGCTGTATTATGTAAAATTTTAGAAATTGATCCAAAAAGAAAAGATTAATATTAAAGTTATTTCTACCTTTGTAATTAAATACCCATAACTTTAATAATAATAAAAAGATACTTATAAACGATTGTGATTCCAACAACCCATTAGCTTATAAGTATAAAGAGTGACTCTTATATTACATCTTTCAATTAAGGTTTCGTGAGCGAATCCTTTAACCTACTCCAGTAATAGATGTCGGGAAAGAGCCTGGACCCCTTTACCATCGTTTCTCCTAATCCACATGCCTTTCTCACAACGTGCTTCATAAGAATAATTGGATAATAGCACATACTATTTACTTTGCAACTTTACTGTATATAAACACAGTCGTCATTCTCGCTTCGCTTCATTCCTCCTGTGTTAAACCCTCTAAGGACATTCAGATAGTCTAGTAGAAAGGTACTGTATATACATACAGTCTGTTTCACGTGGAACATTATTAAAATATCAATTCGCATTTTTTCAAATTTTATAATTTAGGTGTAAGTGTTGTACTTACTATGTAGGGCTAAAACCGAAACCCTACCCCCCCGACATAAGACAAAACGATCTTTTTATGAGACGAATTAATTCAACCTAAGGAGACTATCATGTCTAACGAAAATACTAATTCAAATGAAACTGACAACTCTGTACGTGGTGTATGGGCTACCCTAAAATACGTAATCATTACCATCTGCAAAACTNTCGTAAAAAGGCTGCGAAGTCGTTGATACTGCTGTAGATTCTACTCACGATATNGTTAAAACTGCTAAAGTTTATAGTAGTCAAATTCACGATGAAGCCTTAATCAATGCTAAATCCGACATAGCAAAACTACAATCTGACCTCAATACTAACTCCTAACTAACCATTCCTCTATACCTCACAGTATAGGGGAATAAAAATCACACTAAAAGTTCACACTAAACCACACTCTTAGATAGAAAGATCTTAAGACAGGAAGACATTCTCTTAANCCTTTACATGAAATGACTTACAACTACCAAGGAGACAGTACAATGGCAGAACTATCCAAAGCACATAACTCATTTGAAGAAGCTCTTGAATGGGTACAACGTATGAACAGTATTAGAGCAGCTAAACATATTCACTTTGTAAAGCTATCAGGAACTTGGAACACTGTTTTATACTTCAACTAATCAACCCTTAAACATTGGAGAACTAGCATGACAACACAACTTAAACATATGCCTATAGTAGATATGGATCATCCTTCAGGTAGTGGCAGACTACTACGTTACCGTTTCAGTAATAACTTCGGAGCTAGTGTAATCTCAAATAATTGGATCAATGGTGGTGATAAGGACTTGTATGAATTAGCTGTTATCAAATATACAAACAATGATCTAATTACTAAAGATAATTGGAATCTTACTTATGATACTCCTATTACTAATGATGTTATTGGTAATTTAATTTGGGATGAAGTAGAGAACTACTTAGATCAAATAGAAGCTCTCTCTAGTTAGGGAGCTTTAAACCTTTATATGAAATGAATTTAAACTTGGAGAACTGTTATGCGTATTACTAAAAGATGTGAACTTACGGGTGAAACTAATACACTTGATATTAATGTCACTGAAGAACAAATAAACAATTGGATGCAAGGAGAGTTGATCCAAAATGCAATGCCTCAATTATCTGCTGATGACAGAGAGTTCTTAATGACAGGTATGATGCCTGATGATTGGGATAAACTAATGCAACCAGAGGATTAAATAATGACTGATCAAGAGATATTAGAACTACCTGAAGTATTATATTTATTGTTACTGGATCAAGAAGAAGAGATGTTTCTTGCTAAGATGGAGTATCAAACAGTACTAGACGATATAATGAATTTACATATTTCAGGACTTGAACCTCAAGCTCTTTAAACCTTATAGCCTACATCCGTAGGCTTTTTTGGTAGTTCACTAAAGATAAAAAAGAACTGCCTCTCTACGTTCAGCCTTGGCTCGGTGTTCAGCCTATCTGATAAAACAACTTTTGTCCATGTTAATTCCGGACACTTACAAAAAAAAGATAGATATTAATAAAAGGAAATTAAGATATAATTTAATAGATCCTTTAATAATTAAGAGAATAAACACATGAAACCAAATACACTGATAGAAATGCAGAATATTATTCAAGCTAAGTTAGATGGAGAGGAAATTCAATGTCGTATAGGTTCAAACAAATGGAAAGATGTAGGACATAATAATTTTAACTTTGGTGTTTCTGTTTACAGGATAAAACCTAAATTACCTGAACTGGTATGGGTGACTAAATATCGAGATGGAGAACTTAAAATATATGAAACTGAAGAGGAAGCTTTACAACACAATGAAACTAAATCCAGTTACTATCGAAGTAAGTTATTTGTAGAAGTAGTAGATGAATAAAAAATCAACAAAACAATGTCCTTATTGTACTGATAAAAGATTAATTCTAATCTCAACCCAAAATAAGAAATACTGCAGTAATTGTGGTAAATGGTTAGATTGGTACTTAGATAAAGGACAGAAAACACTCTTTGGAGCTATTCTG